AACGACGGCGTCGACCTGGCCGAGCTCGTCGGCAAGATCGACAGCCGGGCGGTGAACACCGCCTGGGTGGTGAGCTCGGCCGGCTGGGCCCACATTATGAAGGCCTCGGTGGTCACGCAGTCGACGACGATCGGCGACCGCGTCCTCCCGGTCGTGATGGGTGCCCCGGTCTACCGCTGCCTCGGCCTGCCGACCGGCACGCTCGCCCTCTACGGCGACTTCGCCATGGCGACCGCGGTGGCCTACAAGGCGAACGGCCTCCAGGTCGCAGCCTCGGAGCACGCATCCTTCGCGAAGGACAGCGTGGTCTACCGCGGCACGCAGCGGGTGGGCATCGCCAACCACGACGCCAGCTTCGTCGCGAAGCTCATCGTCGACTGACTCTAGTACCAGACGCAACGGGCCGGGGGGCCGCAAGGATGCAGCCCCCCGGCCGCTGCGTACCCGGAGGACGGCTATGCCGACTGAGTCGCAACCGCTCCGGCTGCTCCGGGCCTACCGGGGCTACAGGTCTGGCGAGGTGATCCGGGCGACCCCCGGCCTCGCCGCTCACCTGGTCGAGTCCGGCGTGGCCGCGCCCGCCGAGCCCGCCGACCGCCCGCTCTTCGATGCCAGGCCCGCCGCCGAGCGGGCCGTCGCTGCGACGCCGACCGAGACCCGATAGGAGCCCGCCATGCGACCCGACACGCTCGTCGTCACCGACATCGAGGCCGACGTGGAGCCGGTGACGCTGGACGAGGCGAAGGCCCAACTCGGCATGATGCCGGAACAGGAGGACTTCGACGCCCTGCTGGCCGGCCAGATCGCGACCGCCCGCGAGTTCCTCGAGGCCCGCCTCGGCCGGTCGCTGGTCCTGAAGAAGTACCGGGCGAAGTGGAAGAAGCCGGTCGGCCGGAAGTTCGTCCTCCCGCGGCCGCCGCTGGTGGTCGACGAGACCCACGAGCTGGCGGTGACGGTCGACGGCGACGAGCTCGCAGGCAGCGAGTACGAGGCCGAGGCCGACGCGATGCCGGCCTACGTCGAGCTCGACGCCAGCCCGGCCGGCGAGGTCGTGGTCGAATACTGGGCCGGCCCGACGGAAGCCCAGCCTGTCTCCCGCCGGCTGAAGTCGGCGATCCTGCTGTACGTCGTGCATCTGTTCGAGAACCGCGGCGTCCTCGCGGCGAACAGCTCCGTCGAGCTGCCGCAGGCCTTCGAGGCCCTGCTCGCGAGCGAGTCACACTCCGGGGGCTGGTGAATGATTCCCGCGGGCCTGCTCACCGAGACCTTCGTCGCCGAGTCACGGCCGGTCGCCGAGCGTGACGATCACGGCGGCCTCGTGGCCGGCCAGGAGTGGCCGGAGGTCCGGAGGTTCCACGGCAGCTACGAGGCCCAGAGCTACGTCGAGGCTGAGAACCGCGCCCAGGTCGGCGGCACGCTCCAGGCCGTGGTCCGCTGCCGCTGGTTCCCCGACATCGTCGGCGGGATGCGGCTCCGGTGGGCCAGCCGCGGCGACCGGCTGCTCTACGTCTCGGCCGTCGTCGAGCGGGCCGGCCGGACCGAGCTCGAGATCACCGTCGAGGAGCAGGTCGCATGATCTCGCTCTCGTGGAACAGCAACTTCGAGCCGAATAGCTTCGACGCCGACAAGCACATCGGCGCGCTGATGAGGGCCTACCGCGAGCTGCCGCGGCACATCGCCAGGAAGCATCTAGGCGCGTCGATGCGGAGGGTCCTACGCCCCGCAGTGCCAATCCTGCGCCGCAACACGCCACCGACTGGGGTCCGCCGCGGTCGGCGAAAGAAGGGCGAGAAGGCAAGGTCGACGGGGGCCCTAAGAAGGGCCGCCACGATCCGCGTCGGCCAGACGGGAACCAACAAGGCCTTCGACGCCTTCGTCTACGGAGTGCTCGGCTACAAGGCCGGGATGGAGTCTCGCAAGGCGATCTGGCTGGAGTTCGGGACCGGAAACGGCGTCCGCTCGTTCGCCATGATGAAGAAGACGATCGGAGAGTTCGGCCCCGTCGCCGCTAGCAAGCTGGCCGCCGAGATGGCTGCAGCGCTGGAGAAGGCCGTGAAGGAAGTCGGCGGCGGCAAAAACCCAGGCTACGGAGGCTGAGATGCCCATTCCCGAGAAGTGGATCAAAGGCGCGATCGAGGACGCCGTCGCCGACTGCCAGGCCTGGCCGGTGGCGATGACCGGCACGGGCGACCCGCCCTACGTCGTCTACGTCCGCGAGAACACGACCCGCGAGCTCGTCCTGGCCGACACGCTCGACGCCACGCCGGAAGCGAACCAGCTCCCGCCCTCCGCGACCTTCCGGCTCGACATCTACGCAGACAGCCACGTCCAGGCATGGGAGATCGCGGAGGCCATCGGCGCGGCCTTGAATCGGTTCAAGGGTACGGCCGGCGACCTCACAATCGACTCCTGTCTTCTGGCTGACGAGCGGGACGGCGACGCCGTCCGCCTCGAAGGCCGCGAGGACCCGACGTACATCGTCGAGCAGACCTACACGATCTCCTGGGAGGAGTGACGAGATGCCGCTCTCCAGTGTTCCGTCCGGTGGCCCTGGCCTGCCAGGCGGCGCGACGCAAGTCTCCGTGAAGTCGCTTCTCCCTGGGGCGACGACGAGCAAGGAAGACGTGACGACGCTCGGCGACAGCGAGCGGGTCTATGCCGACCCTCCGCTGAAGGACGTCGAGTCCGGCGGTGCTACGGCATCCTGTACGGCCTCCGGGTTTCTTGAAAGCAGCGGGCCAGCCATCTCGTCGCCAGAGGTGACGGAGGGCTGGGTGTGCGAGGAGTCCGAAGTGAGCTACGAGGTCGGCAAGTATGCGACCTGGTCGGCGAGCTGGAGCTATTACCCTCCGGCCTCTCCCTGATAAGGAGCTACAGACATGCCAACATCATCGCAGGGTAACTCGCTGATCGCCGGCGCGACGAAAATCTCCATCAAGGGATCGCGCTCGTCGAAGGCTGGCGACAACAAGCTCGACTCTTCGACGCTGTCGCTCGCCCACGGCTCCTATCGGACATACGAGGATGGCCTAGTGGACCTCGGACCGAGCGGCGACGCCGACGGCATCGTCTATACGGCGACCGCCAACGGCTACGGCACGCCGCCGGGGGCCGGGGCGACGCTGTCCTACGGCGGGAAGACTTTGTATTGCACGGAGTCCTCCGAGGACGCCAGTGTCGGCGAGCTGATGGGATGGTCTGCCAGCTACACGTCCGACTACACACCGCCGGAAGAGTGAACGGGGCCTGCGGCCACAAGCTAGAGGGCCACAATGCCGACCCCAACCTCCCAGGGCTCGATCGTCACCTTCGGCGGGACTCCGATCGGCGGCCTGACATCCTTCCGGGTCACGCCCGCGACGGCTGTCATCGAGGACGTGACGAACGTCGGGAGCGACGTGATCGGCAGCGGGGCCACGGCCCGCGTGCTGCGAGAGATCGCCTGTACCGGTGTTGAACCAGGCGGCGTAGACATCACGCTATTCGGATGTCCGCCGTTTATCTCGGAGGACACGGGCCTGGAGGCCTACCTGATCGTCACGTTCGACGGTGGCGGCTTCGAGAACTACGCGATCCTGGAATCCTTCGAGGTCACGGGCAACGTCGGGCAGTTCCTGACCGGCGCGGCACGGTTCCGATTCATGGGCCAACTGGACAACGACTAACACATGACAACGGCATCTGAACTATTCGGCGAACATAAGCCCGAGCTCCTCGAGGTCACGCCCCCCGGCGTCGAGAAGTCGGTGAAGCTCCGCTATCCGTCATACGGCGAGTGGCACAGGCTGGCCGTCGCCCACCAGCAACTCGACGGCAAGGCCCCTGCGGCCGAGCTGATCGTCGACACGATCGCGGCCTGCCTCTCCGACGAGAACGGGAAGCGGCTCCTGTCGGCCGACAAGTCGAAGGGCCTCCTCGACGCGAGCCCGCGGGTCGTGATGTGGCTCTACAAAAAGTGCTGGGAGACGGTCCTCCGGAACGACGACGACGCCGTCGCGGAACTGGAAAAAAACTCCGCAGCCGGGCAGGACTCGTAGATCGGTTCCTGTACCGGCTGGCCGCACACCATCGAATCTCAAACCCCGAGGAGTGGAAGTACGAGCTGAGTCTTCGACAGTTCCAGATGTGGCTCGCCTATTACCGGGTCGAGCCGTTTGGCGAGGACTGGCTGAGATCGGCCCGACAGACCGTGATGATCTTGAAGGGTCTCGGATGCAAGGTCGACGAAAAGTTCGAAGAGAAGTTCCTCCCCGGCTATGACCCCAATCGGCCCATGACGAAAGACGAAATCGAGGCAGAGCTAGGCAAGCTGTCCCAAGCGTTCCCGAGGCGATGACATGGCGGCGATCGGCAAAGTATCCGCAGTCTTCACGGCATCGACGAGCGGCCTGACGGCCGGCGTCAACCGGGCATCGTCCAGCATGAAATCGCTCGAGGCCTCGGCAAAGTCGCTGCGGTCCGGGATGTCGTCGCTCGTCGCGATCCAG